TGCAAGGACACCAGGACACCACACACCACGGCTGTAACATTAAAAGTTCGCCGTGGTGTCCTACCCGCTGCACGCAAAATCATTCGTCTATATAAGGGACGCCAGGACACCTCCTAAAATCTGACTGCAGTGTCCTACACACCATCGCACAGAGCGGTGAAAGCCACCGCCCACCATGGATCTCACTCAGCTGTTCCTGACCTCTTCTCCTCCTCCTTCTCATCAACCAAATCCATTGACACTGAACATTCGGGACCTATCGCAAGACGACTTCCCGCAAGACGACTTATCAAGCTTCGTTGTCCCAGACTCTCAATTTCCTGGACCAGAGGCTCTGCCACTGTCATCTCCACAATTCATGACTCCGCTGCTGCACACAGAGTCTCTCTTCGTCTCCCAACCGGACGAAGACGACCAACCAGAGGACCAACAAGACGCTGTTGGTTCTGACGACGAGCTCGGCCTCGTCGACCCACTCGACGAGACGGCGGGGAAATTCCGACTGGCTGCTAAATCAGTCTTTCTGACCTACCCCAAGTGTCACCTCGACAAGGAGGTGTTCGTCAAGGCGATCGAGAAATTCAAGTTCGATCAGTTCTACGCTGTGCGCGAAGATCACAAGGACGGCACCCCCCACTATCACGTGATAGGAGAGTGGTCAGTCAAGAAGAACATCAAGAACCCCCGCCACTTCGACATCCAGAAGTACCACCCGAACATCGGGAGGACTCGGAACAGGCTAGCTGCCTGGAGATACGTCCACAAAACCAAAGGACGCTCAACGCACGTCGGCGGCGACATGCCAGAACCTGTCGGCATCCGAAAGGAAGCCAAGGACGACTTCTGGAAAGAAGCTGTCACCATCAAGGACCGGAACACGTTCATCTCGAGATTCCGCCAAGAGGCCCCAAGGGACCTCATTGTACACTACTCCAACGTCAAAGCATACGCAGACGATGAGTTCAAAGTGGAAGCCCCAGAATACTGTACCCCGGAAATGTCGGGGTACTGGGACCTGCCCGAGGAGCTGAAGGAGTGGGTCGAGGAAAACCTCACACACAAATCAGGTTAGTGCATCTCTTAATTATGGCGCTTCGCGCCGGGGACCAAAACTCTACTTGGGCCTCCGGCGGTTAGGCAAACCCCACAGGGGCCCCGCGGTTAATGCCCCTCCTTCCTCGTTCCTCGTCAGGGGGGACCCCCAGCGGTGCACCAATCCTAGAAATAAATACTGACCGAAGAATAGCTCGACCGAAATCACTGTGCCTGTACGGCGAAACAAGACTGTACAAAACAATTTGGGCACGAAGTCTGGGACCCCACTCTTACATGAGTGGATGTTGGAATGCGAGACTGCTCGACGACGACAAGCAGTATGTCGTGATTGATGACGTGCCCTTGGATGACAAGGACATGTTCAAGCATTTCAAGCAAATGCTCGGGTGCCAGAATAATTTTTCTGTGACGGACAAGTACGTCAAGAAGTTGCACTTCGCGAAGTGGGGGCTGCCATGCATTTACTTGGCCAACCAAGACCCCAGGGAGTACAGCACCATAGACGGGACCCACCGTAGATGGTTGAACGGAAATTGTGTTTTTGTCGAAGTAGAAAAACCCCTGTTCGTAGCTTCATCGGGTCCGGGTACACCGGACTCAAGACAGGAACACCTGTCTCAATTTTTACAAGAAGCAGAGCAAGACGAAAGCTTTTAAACAATAAAAATTTCATTCTCGCCAATACAACGCTGAACTAATGTTCCTCATCTCAATAGCAGGAACAGCAACACCTTTCCTATCCAGAATAATCGTAGAGGCCTCAGACTCAGCAGTCGAAGGCCGAGACCCATACCCCGGAATTCCCCGCTCCCGCTTCGGGACCCTAGGATCATCCACATCCATGCGACCAACATCTGGCATACCAATACTCTGCCGCACAACCTGCTCCGTAGAAAACGAAGGAACATGAACCAACACAATAAAGTACACGTTGTACGGCTTCTCATCAATGCCACGCGTACAAACACCGTCCCGGTCGACTATATCAGAAGTCTGCTGATACGTCACCTTGCCATGCAAATCCAACCACGCAGAAACAGGCCGAAACTGAAACCGATCGCCAACCGTAAAATGCTGTACTTGGTCCAGCAAAATACGACCCTTCGTGCGCTTCGACACAGACCGGAAAAACCAAGGCCGCAAATCCTCACTGGAAAAAACACCATTGTTCACGTCCAAAAAATGGACAATACCATGTCCGGTGCCGGAAAGAGGACCGAACCCACCATTCTGGGTGTTTTTCAACCCAACAGAATCACCGGTGACATTAAACCAGTTCCTATCTGTGTCAAGGACCACAGATAACACACGCACACTGCACGTCCGAGAAACACATATCTCAAACGACAGCTTCGCACCCCGCAAGTGGACCTCTCGCCCACTGGACCGATCACCAGACCGACAGACCTCTGTAGCCGGAAGCACGAAACCAGAATCTGGATCGCCGGCATGCATCTCACAATGCGCAGAGGCTGAGCCAGGACCGGCCAAGCTGACAGTCTTATTTTTTTTTTCTTGGCCAACAGAATTCACTGCTGACGCAAAACGATAATAAGGGCGGCTGTTGTAAAAATGGCGGCGATACCCGCCGCGACGACCGAAGACCATGGTCTAATACCGTCGATAAGATCGACGTCGGGTAATGCCAGTGAAGCGGACTGGACCGTAGCTTGATTGATTGCGTCGAAAGGAAGAACGATTGTACGATCGACGATAGTATGGACGACGGTACGAAGTACGAGGGCGATAGCCAAAGCTGCGATATCTACCATACATGATGAGAGAAGAAGACCAAGTAAGGACAAGTTACCAACTACATGCTTTATGTAGAAGAACAAGAACGCCAACAGAACGCGAACGCGGACAGACGCGGTACTTATGAACGCGAGAGTGTAAACAACACTGACATGAGGATCAGCGCGGGACACCGGCGCTAAGACGAGAACGGGTGTGTGGTGGGTCACATCACGGGCCGCATATGCAGGACGGAAACCAACAACGAACGACAGCCACTCAAGAGCAAACACCGTGCGGCACAGCAATCCCCGAGTCAGGCAACCAAGACCAACACCGAAACTTCGCCAATCACGACGCGCCAGCCCAGCCACACCTTA